GGGGTCAAAAAGTTTGGACGGAATTGGGAAACGAGTTTGGGCGTCTTGGTTGGTTAGGGGCGTGTCTTTGGTTGTTTGGTGTTGATAGGGGCCATTTGATGGGGGTTTGACGACCTTCAGATGGGGGGAAACATGAAGGGTTCTAAGCCGAAGCCGAATGAGTTGAAGCGACGTGCGGGTAGTAAGCACGCGACAGAGACGGTCCTTGTTGGCGGTCGTGGTGTTCCCGCGATGCCAGCGGATTTGCCTGATCGAGCTAAGACCGTTTGGAAGCAACTTGTTGCGGACATGAGCGAGTCGGGTGTGTTGGATCGGGCTGATTGGCCTTTGGTTGAGGTTGCGTCCGTGACGATTTGCCGGATGCGTGAGGCCAGGGCGATCATCAAGCGTGAGGGTTTGTTTGTTGATGGGCAGCGTGGCCCGACAAAGCACCCGGCGTACATGATTGAACGGGAGTGCATGGCTGAGGTCAGGCAGCTCTTGGATCATCTTGGCATTGGGCCCGTGGGCCGGTCAAGGCTTGGGTTGGCTGGTGGCCCCAAGAAGGACATGGCCAGTGAGATGGCTGATCAGATTGGTGCTCGCGGCTTGAGTGTCGTGAAGGGTGGGCGAGCGTAGGTTGTGGCGGGCAAGGCAGCTGGGGTTCGTAGCGGTCGTAAGCGTCCTGCTAAGGCTGGAGCGTCCAGTCAAGAGTTTCGTAGCGATGGGCCACGCGTTGCGGCGTGGCTTGAGGCGTATGTAAGGCACACGAAGGGCGTTCATGCTGGACAGCCGTTGACGCTTGAGGCGTGGCAAACGGATTTCGTAAACGAGCTTTATCGCCTCGATGATGATGGCAAGCGCGTCTACACAAACTGCATGTTGCTGCTCCCGCGTAAGAACGGGAAGAGCACGTTGGCAGCGGGCTTGGCCCTGTACCAACTGTGCGCTGATGGCGAGAGCAGCCCCGAGGTTTACCTAAGCGCGAACTCGCGTGAGCAGGCCGGGGCCGTGTTCAGGCAAATGCGTGACTGTGTGTTGACCAGTCCCATGCTTGGCGATTGGGTCACGCCGATGCGCTCGCACCTTGAGTGCCAGTCCAACATGGGCATTGCAAGGGTTACGTCAGCTGACGGGTCAAAGTCAGTACACGGCACCAACCCGAGTTTCGCGTGTCAGGACGAGCTGTGGGCTGCGAAGAGCATGGACTTGCTCGAAGCCCTTGTTTCAGGTGCTGGCGCTCGGGCGGAACCGTTGACCGTGATTATCAGCACCGTTGGGCATGATCGCAGCAGTCCCCTGGGGGAGATGCACAAGAAGCTGTATGAGCTGCCCGAGGAGTTGCGTGAGACTCGCAACGATGGGTTCTTGACGATTGGCCGGGATTTGAAAGCCGGGTTCCTTTACTGGTGTTACGGCCCGCCGCTTGACCCGGCTGATTGGCGTTACACCGCTGATCTTGACGACCCAACGGTGTGGCGGAAAGCTAACCCAGCTTCGTGGATCACTGACGAGTTCTTGGAGAAGCAGCACGCTTCACCGTCAATGCGCTCATCAGAGTTTCAACGCTTCATGGTGAACGCTTGGGCTGAAGCTGAGGACTATTGGTTGCCACAGGGCGCATGGTCGGATGGCAGGACTGGGTTCGTGCCGATCGAGGACGGGGCCACTGTCACGTTGGGCGTGGACTTGGGGCTCAGGCGCGACCGTTCCAGTGTCATCCTTGTTCGCAGACGCGAGGTTGATGGCGAGTTGCACTTTGATGTGCAGGCCCGAGTGTGGGAGCCACCCACGGCTGAGGGCGTGAACTTTGATGTCAACGAGCTCAGGGAATACATCAGGGATTGCTGCAGGCGCTTTGACGTAGAGCGCGTTGGCTTTGACCCGTGGCGCTTGAGTGAAACCTCGGACGCTTTGCTCGACGAGGGCATTCCAATGACTTCGTTCAGCATGGGTTGGGAACGTTCGGCGCCAGCGTCTGAAGCGCTTTATGACGCGATCGTGAGCGGCAGGATGCATCACGACGGTGATCCGGTGCTTGCGGCGCATGTCGCTGCGGGGGCTACAACCACCTCGGAGCGCGGTTGGCGAATTACGAAACGTAAGGCCACTGAACCAGTGGACGGACTTATTGCCTTGATGATCGCGCACAGCGAGTGCATGGCAGCCCTGGGGCATGGAGCCACCAGCGTTTACGAGCAGCGTGACTTGATCACGCTCTAATCGAAGGGACTCATCTTGGGACTGTTTGACCGTTTCAGCAATCGTTCGTCGGGCATTTCAATCAGTGACCCGGCAATCAACGATTTGCTCAGGGACTCAATTCTTATTGAGCCGACGTACACGGGCCAGACGGTCACGATTGAAAAGAGCTTGCGGATCGTTCCGATCTTCAGTGCCGTTTCGTTGCTGTCGAGTGCTGTTGCTTCGTTGCCGATGCGCGTGTACAAATCGTTGCCTGATGGTGGCAAGGAGCTTGCGCCGCAGCACAGGGCCGCTCGGTTGCTTACGACTCAACCGAACCCGTTGATGGGCGCGGACGAGTTCTTTGAGGCGATCATGAGCGGGTTGCTGATGTGGGGCAATGCGTTCGCCCTGAAAGAAAAGGACGAAGAGGGCAACCTGATCAACATGTGGCCGCTCGCGCCGTCACGCATGAGGATCAGCAGGCACCCACAAACCGGTTACCCGGAGTACTACATTGACGGTCGAGGACCGTTCGGGCCCGACACGCTCATTCACTTCCGTGGCCTCAGCTTCGATGGCCTTGTTGGGTTCAGTCCAATTCAGCAGGCACGTCAAACACTTGGCATTCATCAAGCCCTTGAGGAGCATCAGGGCCGGTTCTGGAGCAACGCTGCACGCCCAGCCGGGGCACTGAGTCACCCGAACCGCCTTAGCCCCGAAGCCGCTGAGCGCCTTCGTGCACAGTTCAACAGCCGTCACGCCGGGGTCACGAACGCCGCGAGCACCGTCGTGCTTGAGGAGGGCATGACGTGGACACCGTTGGCGTTCCCCGACTCGGACCTGAAGCTCATTACGAGCCTGCAGTTGTCAGACATCAGGATCGCTCAGTTGTTCCGTGTCCCACCGCGCATGTTGATGACTGATGTCAAGGACACGTTTACTTACAGCTCAGCTGAGTGGGAAGCCCGTGATTTCTTGAAGTGGTCGCTGCGTCGTTGGATTGTCAGGCTTGAAAGCGCACTGCTGAGGGACAACGACTTGTTCCGAAGCAACGGGCTCGGAGCCGCGTACTTCCCACGTTTCGATACCAACGAGTTGTTGCGTGGTGATCGCAGTGGACAGGCCACGACGGACATTGCGTTGCTGCAGGCAGGGGTGTTGAGCGTTAATGAGGTCAGGGGCAACCTCGATTTGAACCCAATGGGTGACCCGAGCATTGTGCCGCCAGCGTTGACGGTTGAGCCTGATGCGCCAGTGACTTATCCGACTGATCCTGCTGCACCAACATTGCCGCAAACGAACTAGGAGCTTAAGAGAACATGGCTGATGAAACTTTGATGCCGGAGTCGGGTGAAGGCACCGTTGAGGACATGGTTGTTGATCGCGCTGATTGCATCGAAGAGTTGATCGAGGCGCTCGCTGACAGCCAAGTGCTGCTGATGCGGGCTCATGGCGCTCACTGGAACGTGAAAGGCCCGGGCTTTGGCGCGTATCACGAGTTGTTCGGTGAGATTTACGAGGACATTCAAGAGAACGCCATTGACCAGCTTGGCGAGCAGCTGCTGAAGCTCGACGTTGACGCACCGTCAACTCTTGACGAGTTCTCACAACGCTCAACGATTACGCCGCAACCGATCAGCAGCGACGACCCGCAGGTTCTCGCAACTGATCTCCGCGACATGAACGACATGGTCCTCGAAAGCCTTGAGGACACGTTTGATTGCGCGAATGACCTTGACGAACAAGGGCTTTGCAACTTCATTGCTGAGCGCATTGACATGCACAAGAAGTGGCGTTGGCAACTGACTCGCTCAATTAGCAACGCTGCAGAAGCCCCAGTTGTCGCGCCCATGAACCCACCGGAGGCCACTGAGGTCGAGGAAGAGGACGACGGGATGCTTGAGCGTTCAGTCGTCGGTGAGGCTGAGCTTCGCTCCCGCCCCGATCTGGTTGGTGAGCTCAGGAGTGGAGCTGATGTTGTTGAGCAACGTCACGCCTCAACGAAGGTAGAAGTGCGTGACCAGGGCGATGGCACTTGGACGTTGACTGGTCTTGCAGCGGTCTTTGACTCAATGAGCGAACCACTGGGCGGGTTCACTGAGGTCATCAAGCGTGGCGCTTTCAAGAACGTCTTGAAGGACACGAGCCTTGATACACGGGCGTTGTTCAACCATGACCCGAACATGCCATTGGCCCGGACTACGAACGGCACATTGTCGCTTCGTGAGACACCTCGTGGCCTTGAGTACACGGCCACCATCCCAGCTGGGTTGTCGTATGGCAATGACCTGCGCGTGCTGTTGGAAAACGGCACGATTACGCAGTCATCGTTTGCGTTCAAGATGCCCGCTGGTGGCAAGGGGCAGGATTGGGCTGATGGCCCGGATGGAACGCTTGTTAGAACCATCACAGACTTTGGCGCGTTGCTCGACGTGAGTCCAGTGACGTACCCCGCATACCGCGCAGCTACGGCTGGTGTGCGTAATGAAACTTCCGATGATTTCTCGGAGCGAAGTGATCAGGCCGACGCAACGGAGCAGGTCACAACCCCGGCTGAGGAATCACGTTTGCGGGAAGAGCAGGAGCGAGCGCGTCGAGAACGTGAGCTCCGACTCCGTGAGCGAAAGCTCGCAACCCTAAACAACAACTAAGAAAGGATCATTCCAAATGGAAGATCTGAAGATCGAAGCAGGCAAGAGCTTCAATGAGATGCGCCGCCTGCTTGACGAGAACCCCAACGGGTTCAACGCGGAAACCTCTCAGGAGTTTGACCGTGTAGAGGCAGCTCATGACGCTGCTGTTCGTGCGCTTGAGGCTGAGAAGCGTCTTGCCGCGAAGAGCGTTGAGATTCCGGCTGATGAGGCTCGGAACCTTGCGCTTGCTGGTGGCGAGGAAGTTGTGCTTGATGACGCTGAAGGTGACGTTGAGGTTGCTCGTCCTGAGTCAACTGAGGCATACCGCTCAGCATTCATGAAGTTCCTTCGCAACCCTGAAGTTCGTGCAACGCAGCTCAACAAGGGCACCAGCTCAGCTGGTGGTTACCTTGTTCCTGAGCAGTGGGGCAATCAGGTCATTGACTCCCTTGTTGCTGAGTCGCCGCTGTTTGGTCTTGCTAAGTCATACGTGACTAGCAGTGGCCAGAAGCTGCACATTCCGGTTGTCAACTACCAGAGCAGGCCGCTTCAGGCACCGAACCTCGCGGCAGGTGACGTAAGCGAAGGCACGACCAGTGGCACCAGCACGTTTACGGAGACTGAGGACACGTTCACCGAAGTCGCCTTTGGCAGCTACAAGTTCGGCACAGTGACTGTCGTTTCGGATGAACTTATCCGTGACTCGCTCTTCCCAGTGGACGAGCTGATCCGTACTCAGGCAGCTAAGGCGCTTGCTTACAAGGCAGGCTCATACGTTGCT